AACAGAATCATATTTTTCATTGAATTTCTCTAAAAGAATTTTGTATGTAAGAATTCTTAAATCTTTATCGTATGCTTGGAATTCTTTTAATACGTTCTCTTCTACATTATCAGAATTTACATCTTGTTTAGTCAAGAATTCTAATAATACAACTTTGCAATCTACCATTTGGGATGGTGCTACAAAAGTAGAAGAATTGTAACCTTCAATTAAAGTATAAATGGAGGCTAGTTCTTTGTAGTTTTTAATTTTAATACTAAAGAAAGTATCTAAATCGTAATGTGATTTTATTTCTTTGATTATATTGTATTTTTGTCTCTTTAATGAGGATTTATTCAAATTAACAGATGACTCTAAAATAGTACTGATGACTGTATTAGCTCTTCCCTCATTTAATACTTTGGATTTTAGAATAGACTCATATAATCTGTATTCTTTTCCTAATTCACTTTTGACAAAATATTTTTTCATAATGTCAATAGCAGGGGAATCTACTCCCCTCAATGTGTCTATTGTCACCTGTCTTACTAACAGTTCAAATAAAATGCCAGTATTACGGAATTTGCTATGCTTGATTCTCATCAAAGGAATGTATTTGTTTATAAATATTAAGGGAATTTTACTCTTTCAATTGTTTTTCATCTAGCAACGAAGTATCGTCTTTGTCGTGCTCAAATATCAGTTTTTTCTTGTCCATTTTAGCAAACATATTTTTGTTTTTCAAGAAAGCTACTTGAGCATTTTCGAGCGCCATACCACTTTTATTGGTATCTGTGCGGCTATCCGATGAATCATTTTTATCAGTGTCTTTCATTCGTTTAACACCCAAACGATCTTTTCCAAAATTGCTATCTTGTTTTCCAATATTAGAAATGGAATCTTTTGGTCTACCCAATGTTTCATCCTCATCATATCCGTGTGGTACGTTTTTAGGATCAGAATCATTTCTACCTTTACCGTATAATGAAGCTAGATCATGTGGTGTACCATAAGATTTACCACTTTCTACTGGGTCATTACCTTCGTTTTCAATTTGAGTAACTCGGAATTGTCGTTTAGCATCTTCTCGGATTAGATCTCTATATTCATCGTACTGGTCTTCAGATAAGTGGAATATGTTATCGTAAATCCAATCTGTAGGTAATAATTTTTGTTCTAGTAATTGTTGAGCTAATTCAGCTTTTGATTTCATTAACTCAATTTTCTCCTGTTCAAATATAATGGAAGGAGTTTGCATAGACAATTCAAAGTTTGTCAAAGCCTCATCTCTGTATCCTTGAGAATATAAGTGTACTAAAGCAATTTTATTAAGTTCGGAAACTAAAATACGTTGGATACGATCAATTGTGCGAGCAAATCTAATATCTTGAGCAGCTAATGTAGCTTTACCTTCTATATTTTCGTCATACCCTAAGAATGCTTTAGGTACTTTAAGGGCAGCAAATAGTTTATTTCTTAGGTATTCAACATCTTGGATACCATCGTAATCTAAACCTTTAGTAGTATCAATTTTAGTTGTTGTATCATTTCCACGAATCGGGATATAAAAATCCTCCATCATGTTTTGCATATTAAATTTCAAATTGTAGTCTCCAGTTTTATTATCAACATATGGAGTACGTTTCATGTTTGAAATAGTTTTCTGCATAAATGCATCTACTTCATTTGGTGGAATAGAACCTACATTTACATAGAATATACGTTTTTCTGGGGCACGAGCGATTCTATGGATCAACATAGCATCTTCCATCAAAGTATATTGCTTAAATAGTTTACGAGCTGGTTCAATATATGAACGACCGTATGGAAGATAGTTAGTATCTCCAATTAGTCTAAAGTGAGCCATTTCATAGTTATCAAATGTTACTCCACCAGTTTGGTCTGTACCTTGTCCTGTAACAGCATATAATCCAGAATTGGCATTTACTAGACCATCAGGATTGTATCTAAATTTAACCTCAGATGGATTTTCACGGTTAAATCCTTCTAATCTTTCAATGTGGAATGCAGTGTAGGGTATTACATTGTATACACCATATTTTTCTGCTATTTCTAGCTTAAGGAAAAAGTCACCATACTTGGACATTTGTCTAACCCAAGCCCACATATTAAATTCTATGTTTAATACATCATAGAATAAGTTATATAGAATTTTTTGTATATTTTCGTTTGAAGAGCGAATAGATAATACTTCGCCCATATCGTTTTTTAAAGTACATTCATCAGCTATAATATCAAGGGCAGAAGCAATAATAGCATCTTGATCCATTACATCATATTCTGAATATAATTGGGGTCTTAAATATTTGTAGTTGAAGTTGAATTGTGAACCGTAGAGAGAGCTAGGGTTTGTAGAATAGATTCTATTGTATCTATCCATAAGAGAATTCGTTTGAATTGCTCCATTGGATTGGATTTGATTAGTATCCATTACACTTATTTGATCACCCCCAACATTTCGGATGATCACATCCGTTGAGAATAATCTTTGTAATCTACTAAATAAGCCTGTATTTGCCATATTGTCTATTATTGTTATAAATATTGTTAAAGTAACCAGCTTATATCTTCTTTCCCACCGTATGGATTATCAATATGGTAGGGGTTATTATTTTGATTAGCGTAATATGCCCCTTGGTATGAAGTTCTATTAACTTTCATATTGTTTAATGCACTGCGTGTTAAATCTAAACCACGTTGTCTGAATTTTAGAGCTGTATCTCGAATGTACATTGCAATTCCAAAAGCCATTACCAAGTCATCATTGTACCCTTGTTGTGCTTCTGCTCTACCATTTTTCCAGATGAATACTTTCATTTCCTCTATTAATCTTTTGGATTGGATAGTTACGGATTTTTCGGAAATATATTCTTGGAACTTACCTATTACCATAGGACGGGTTCGGGCCGACATTGTAAATCCTGCTACTGCTTTTGAGGTATCCATATATTGGTCAAAATACGAATCAACATTTGATTCTCCACGGGGAGAATAATAGAGATTGGAGTAATTTCTATCTATTGCTACTTGTATAGTTGCCCATCCGATATTAGCATTTTCTATTACTAGTAATGCCTCATTATATTCTGTAGCTATGCCTACTAGCAAATGTCCAAATTCTTTTGTTCCAATTTGACCTTTATATTCTGCTACTTGTACGTTTGATTCTACATCTATAACGTGGAACGAGGAATAATCTTTACCATCACCTCGAGCGACATCCGCTACTACTATATAATTTCGTGAATAGTCTGGTGATTCCCATACCCATAGGTTTTGGTCTGCACCTCGTCTTTCTAGTGGATCTTTAATATATGTTTTTTCATAATATTCTAAATATTCATTATAAAATACAATATCCCCCGAGGTAGAAAAATCACAATCACATTCTTGGGCCGCTAATCTAGGATCACCTAGCAATTCATCTTGTCTATCTCTCCATGTTTGGTCTCGTTCTGGGTGAACCATCCATGGTAATTTAATAGGGATAAAATCGTTTTCTGCTGATTCTGCTTTAACCCATGTTTGGTGGAACCAGTTTCCAGTACCATAAGGAGTAGATAATACAATAGCACCACCACCAGTTGCTAAGGTTTGTTGAGCGGAAGCCCATGTTTCACCAATATTTTCAATGAAGGCTGCTTCATCTATTATTAGCAAAGATACTGCTTCTGATCGTGCGGAATCGGAATTTGAGGATTTAGCTTGTATTTTAGATCCGTTGACTAGATGAAGCGATAGTTTGTTATTTTCTATCGCATCTACTTTTAACCATGAGGGTAAATTTTCCCACATGAATTTTACCTTGGATACTATATTACGAGCAGTTGCTTGAGTAGTTGCTAGAGCTAGTACGTTTTTATCTTTATGAAAAAGCATTAACCACGTAGCATAACCTGCAGCTAGAGTAGAAATACCTAGCTGGCGAGATTTTAGTAGAATAGTATAGTCGTGTTTTTTGAAGAGGGTAAGTACCTTTTCCTGGAATGGATATAGGTTAAATTGTATTCTACCTCTTTGTGGGTGTTGGATATAACAATATTTGCGCATAAAGTGAACCGGATCTTGGGAACACTTTATATATTCTTGTCTTATTATCTCCTTTATATTGGAATTAGACATATTATTTTATTTTAAAATAAATAATACGGCCAATATACCCAAGATTCCTGTACCTGCAACCATTTTATTTTTTATTTGTGATTTTTTTAAATCTCGTTGTAATCTACTTGATAACTCTTGTGATAAAGCTAATTGTTCAGATCTAGTATCTATAATGGATTTATAGTTAAATATCTGGGTATTTAAATTGGATATAATATCGTCTTTAAATATAATTTTTTGTTCTAGTAATTTAACTTTATCTTGTGTAAGGGATAGTTCTTGTTTTGTACCATCCCCTACTATAAGATCTTTAATTACCAGACGGGCTATTGGTTTTTCTAAGCGAATCAAAGTAGAATCGGTAGCGGTTTGTGAAAAACTCTTTGAGCTCATCATCAGTATAGCTATCAACACTACTAACTTTTTCATTAACTTCATTTCTTAAGGTATTTATACTATTATCTTTTAAATCAAGTTCTTGATCTAATTCTAATATTTGTATGTTTAAGGTATCAATCTTCAAAGATAAATCATCGTTCACATCTTGTAGTGAATCAACTTTTTCATCCAATTTTTCGATTTTTGCATTATATTCTTCAACATAATCTTCTTTTTTGTTAAAGAAAAACAAAGCAAAAATGCAAATCCCTACTACAACTAATATATTAATGTATTTCAC